ATAAAGCATTAAAGGAATATTGTAACCACCACGGATTTCAATTAAAAGGATTCGTACAGGCATTAATCAGACAAGCATTAAAAGACAATAAAAGAAAATAATATGAAATGTATTTGGAGATTTGGTACGTGGTTAGAAGGATTGATATCGGTGCTAACCTTTGGACATGGCAAACAATTAGCAGGATGGATAGCATGGACATTCTTTAAAAACCCTGATTGTGGATGCCAACGTAGACAAGAATACTTAGATAACCTTTTTGGTTGTCATAATCAAATAAAATTATAAACAATTAAAAACAAATAAAATGTCAGAAACAACAATTACATTAGATGGTGCAAAACCGCAAGTAGACCCGAAAGCAGTTTATCTTATTGACTTCACAAAGTTAGAATCAGAAAATGATTTGATTTTGATTATCGGCTCGATGGGTATATCGTTTTCACCACAACACCCACATTGGGAATTAGTAAAGAAGTTCGCTAATTTAGACAATCCTATTTATCCTAATCAGGGTATTCCTTTACAAAAGCCAGAAGAAATGAAATTACCTAAACTTAAAAAAATAGATTAATATGGAAGAATTGAAACCAGATGTAGCACAATCTAAGTATCATCCACTATCATTAGAAGAGTTTCAGGAATTAGATGCAACCATATCATCAATAGGCGCATATTTGCCTGAAAATAAAGCACCATATATATGGGATAACTTTAATAGAGTTAGAGGTCAAAACGAACCACGTCCGTGTACTTGCGGAAGTGCAGGAGCACATTGGAAAAGAGCAGTAGACCATTTAAGTAATTGGATAAAAGAGAGAAAATAATGATTAGTGGAAGCCTATTATTGACTGAATGTAATAAGAGATTAGAAGTATTGTATATCGATTCTCACAATTGGTTATTTAATATGGCATTGAATGTAACTAAGGATAGAGATTCTGCCGATGATTTAGTGCAGGAACTCTATCTTTACTTAGCTGAAAAATGTAATCCCGCAATCTTTTGGGGAAACTCTTACAACATAATGTATTGCCAGCAATTCTTAAAGCATAGATGGATTAACAAACAAAAAAGAAATTCAAAGATAACATTAAAAGAAGAAATACATTCCGATGAAATCGACATACCTTATGATGAAGATAGGGATAAAGGTATTCAGAAAGCATTTGATGATGTAATGAATGAACTAAAGCATTTAGAAACAACTAAGATGTGGCCATCAGCTCGTATATTTCAGTTATATTGGATGAGCGAAAGAACATTAGATGAAGTAGCAAAAGATATTAAGATAAGTAAAAGTACAACATTCTTAGCTGTAAAAAAAATAAGAAAGTATTTAAAAGAAGTTATACAAAATCCATACGATGAAAATTGAGATTAGGACATGTGTTAAATGCGGAGAAACAAAAGAGATACCACAAAAACATAAATACGCTACAAATGTATGTATGGATTGCCAAAGAGAAGCATCTCGACATTACCAAAGATTAGAAACTATTAAAAGAGGTGGAAGAGTTGGATTCACAGGCAGAGTTCCATATCCATTAACTGAAGGATATTCTACAACAGGCAATTACTTTAAAGCATTAGCTAGTAAAACGTTTAAATGTAAGACGAGAGAAGAGTGGAGAGAATTAATGCGGAATAGATTATTAAATCTAAATGAAGATGTTTTAAAATGGATTAATGCACACGATGGTGATGAACCAACAAAGAAACAAAAGAAAATAGAAAGAGATTATCCAGATACGAGAGGAATGACATGGGAAGAATATCAGAAGGGGCTGGGGGATGATGATGTCGATTCGTAAGTAAAATTTTTTGATAGTATGCTTAGAGAAGAAATATACCACCAATTAGCCGAAGAGTTTCAAGCCAATATCGGAATAGCAGAATGGACTGAGCCTCTTTATGGATATCACACAAATGTTAGAAAGATGCCCGATGAATTAAAGGTAGCAATTTTGACTAAATGGGTAATAAGAGAAGGTGTATATCAGCAAGTAATAAGAGAAGTAATAAGATTAAAAGCAAAGTATAAGAACAAAAGAATCAATGAAACAACAATATATGAAAAAGCTATTGACAACGTTGTGGAAAGGGATAACCTCATTCTTCACTACTGAAGATATGATATTGCTAATCGCATACTTTGGTTTACTATTTTGTTTAGCATTTGGATTTGATATGCTATTCACCATATGGGAAGCCTTAGTTAGATAGAATATATACATATATACGCATCAACTACAAACGCAACTGACAATGTTATATATGTATATACCATTTAAATAATGAGAAATAATGGCGAAGTTTGAAAAAGGACATCAATTAAGTAAGGGTAGACCACCGGGCGCTATCAACCGCTCGACTGAAATGATGAAGTTGAGTATAGCTCGCGCAACAAACAAAGTATTAGATAGTTTACCATCCATAATGGAAGAGATGGTTAAGAAAGACCCAAAAGGTGCAGTTGATTTAGAATACAACTGTAACGTTTGAGAATCTATTAGAATCCAAAACTCGTGTTACGCAACATATAGGTGGTACACGTAGTGGTAAGACATACGCAATTCTTCAATATCTTATCGTAGAATCGATTAAAAATTCGCAGACAGTAACTATTGTCAGAAAAACAATACCATCGCTTAAAAGGACTGTAATGAAGGATTTCAAAGATATCCTACAAAGCATTGGAGTATGGAATGAAGATAGGATGAATATAACTGATAGAATATATCAACTGCAAGATTCTACAATACAATTTATTTCAACTGATGATGCTGAAAAGCTAAGAGGTATTAAATCCGATATACTCTTTATAGATGAGGCATCGGAAATAGATGAGGAAAGTTATTTTCAGCTAAGTATAAGAACAACAGGTAAGATAATACTGGCATACAATCCAACGGTAAGTCCTTATCATTGGTTAAGACAAATGCAAGATGTAGAAAGGTTTATAACCACATATAAAGATAATCCTTACTTACCTGCTGATATGATTAAAGCAATTGAGGAATTAGAAATTAAGAACCCTAAATATTGGAAGATATATGGTAAAGGTGAGTTCGCACCCAACGATAAGGCGATATTCCAATTCACTACGTGCGATGAGTACGATGCTGATTTCGTTGGTTTTGGGATTGACTTTGGTTTTAGTAATGACCCCACTGCTCTTGTTGCTGTTTATAAAAGCGGTGATAGAATCTATTTGGAGGAGTTACTATACGAAAAAGGATTAGTAACATCTGATATAGCAGATAGGCTAAGAAGTTAGAAATAACAAAGAGTGAAGAGATTTGGGCTGATTCAGCAGAACCTCGTCTAATAGAAGAGTTATATAGAAGTGGATTTAATATAAAGCCTGTAACTAAAGGTAAGGATAGTATTAAGTTTGGAATAAACGTAATGAACAACTATAAAATATTTGTCACTAACAAGTCACAAAACCTTATTAACGAAATGTATGCCTATCAATACGCAACTGACAAATATGGTTATGTTACTGACAATCCTGAAGGAGGATTAGACCACTTAATAGATGCAGCACGTTATTGTTGTATGATGAAACTATCACAATCAGCACAAAGAAAAGGAACATATGTCATATCAATTAGATAGTACACAAACGTGGAGTGCAGAAGAGATTAGAGATTTAATCTTATTTGCTCAATCACTAAGAGAAGAGAACGAAGAGTTAAAAGCAAAGCTGATAGCAATGGATGCTTATGTAAAGAATGGTGATGCCAAAATAAAACAATTAATGTTAATCATAAAACAAAACAATATATGGTAAAGGAATTAGAAATCAAAATACCTACATCTTATGCAGATATCAATTTAAAGAAGTGGCTGGTATTACAAAACGAATTAAAATCATATGAAGATGATGAAGAAGCAACTGTTGCTTTACTTCTTATGCACTTATGTAATCTACCTGCTCAATATCTAAAGGGATTATCGGTAGATGATTACAATATGATTAAAGCAGAGTTAGGTTCATTCTTAATGAATACTGAATTACCTTTAGAGCAATTTATTACAATAGATGGTGTTCAATATGGATTTGAACCAAACTTATCTGAAATGAGTTATGGTGCTTATTCGGACATTACTAAGTTTGAATCAATTCAGATAGATGAGAATTGGATTAAGATAATGAATATCTTATATAGACCAGTAGATAAGAAAATAAACAAATACTACACTATTAAACCATATACAGGTGAAGATAATTCAGAAAAATTCTTAGATGTGCCTATGCACGTACACTTCGGGGCACTTTTTTTTTTATTCAATTTGTTAACGGACTTGCTGAGCGCTACCCTGAAATCTTCGATGGAGATGGACTTGCCTCACAACATCAAGCCAATTTTGCAAAGAAGTGGGCATCATATGCTACAATTGTTGAGCTTGCCGATGGGGACATTACCAAATTCGATGTCATTGTTAAAGAGCCGTTAGAGAAATGCCTTTTATATTTAGCTTATAGAGCTGATAAAGTTGTATTAGAAAATCTATTACACAAAGAATCCGTTGCTAAAATGAATAACCGATAACAATTTATGTTTCGATAGTTGTTATTCTAATAAACAAAGTATCAATGGGAAAATGGTCAAATAGTAGAAATGGTAATCTTCGCTATTCTGTCAATAGAGAGAATCAGAGCGGCATATACATTGGACCTACGTTAGGATTAAGTTCACCTAAGAATAGTAGAAGAGCTTGCTTATGTTTGGATTCAGACACATATGATGTTAAATGTTGTAAAGGACATTTGATGCAGCAAGGTATTGGTGTAATTGAATCACCAAATAGAACAGGTGGTGGAGCGTTCTCTGATGGATACTCTGATGGATTTGATATAATATTAGATTAAAAATAAATATAACATGGCAGAAATTTCAAAACAGGCCTTAAAGGTAGAGAACAATACGGAATTTCCGAATAACAATAACGGAGCGATTACCCCATCTAATTTAAGAGCATTTAATGTGGATATGATTGATTCAACAGTCAATCAAACTCAATATAATGCAGATAGTGCAAGTTGGAATAGTTCAATAGATGCTTTAGAAGCATTTACATCTTCACAACAACCATCATTCACTGCATTAAACGCATTTACCGCATCACAATTGAATATCAATAGTGGTGTTAACTCATTTACACAATCTGCTAATGGTAGATTAAATAATTTAGAAGCATATACTGCATCATTCACTACATCAGTAGGAATCTATGATGAAGGTACGTTTGTAAATAATGTAAATCAAATAGACTTTAATGGTAATGGTATTACCGCAAGTTTTGTTAGTGGTAAAGCTAGTGTGACAGTAGATTTCAGTAAATTAAATTCTGCTACTGCATCTTTACAAGCTCAATTAGCAACTATCGGTACACAAAGTGGAAGTTGGATAACTGAATCTGAAACGGGTTCATTTGCTACTTCAGCAATTACTGCAAGTTCTTTAATAACTGCATCATTTGATAATGGTACTCGTAACTTAACTTTTACTAAAGGAAACAATACAACCTTTGCAGTTAATATACCTGATGTAAGCGGAAGCAGTGGTAACTTTGTAACTACATCTTCATTCAACGCATATACTGCATCTACGGATTCATCTATATCACAATTGAATGCAAGTTCTGCATCTCAACAAATTAGTATAAATGCACTTAATACAAATAGTGCAAGTGTTAATACATCGATTACAAATGTAAACTCTGCAACTGCAAGTTTGTTCACATCTGTAAACAATATAAATACGTTCACACAAAGTGCACAAATATCTATAAACGCTTTAAATGCGGCAACATCATCTTATGCAACTTCAGCAATTACTGCAAGTTCATTAGTAACTGCTTCATTTAGTGGAAACACTTTAACATTTACAAAAGGTGATAATTCTACATTTGGTGTAGTAATACCTGATGTGAGTGGAAGCACAGGTAACTTCGCTACTACGGGCTCAAACACATTTACTGGCAATCAAACTGTTAGTGGATTTGTATCGGCATCTAATGGATTTAGAGTAGGTGGTAGTGCAACCGCATTGGAAATAGGAGATGGAAGTAATATTCGTTTCCTTACAGGCTCCTCTAATTTCTACAATATACAATTAGTGCCAGGTGTTGGTGATATTGCATTTAGTAGAGATGGTGGAAGTAATATTAAAGTATTTACATTAGCAGGTGCTGCAGGTAACTCTACAACATTCCAAAATAACCCTGTTGAATTTCAATCAAATGTTAGTAGTGTACGATTCGATGCACCTATTCAAATACAAAGTGGTGTAAATAGTAATGTAGATATTACAGGTAGTTTAAAAATAAGTTCAACATTTGATGCACCTTTAACTGAAGGATATGTTTGGGTTGGAGCTAATAATGGAAGAACTACAACTGTTGCTACATCATCATTTGGCGGAACAACTGACTTAACTTCATTAAATTCTTTTACTGCATCTCAATTTGTAAGTAATTCTTATTTCGCTACAACAGGTTCGAATAACTTTAAAGGTGTTCAAACAATAAATGATGTAATTGGAACAGGACAAGGTGAAGTTTATTTATTAGCTAGAAGTGGCTCATTAGTTTTAGGTAACTCAACAGCAACTCCAACATATGCAGCTTTAGCACACATTAGTTCTTCGCAACTAAATGGTAATACGAACTTAATATTCAAAACAAATACAAACACTGCTGATACAATCATATCAGGTAGTGCAAACATATTCACTAACCCGGCAGCACCAACTGCAGGATTTAAGAGATATATGACTGGTGGTACCATTGGTATTGGAGGTAATGGATTAGCAATTCCACAAATAAGTGGAAGTATGGCTT